GGTGGCAGGTTTTTTCAGGGCTGGATGTAATGACAAGGCGGCAAGGGTCATGAATAAGCTTTACGAATATCAGATATCGCATTCCGTTGTTTACTTGCAAGATGCTGTAATGGACTTCATGAACGGCGATTGCTTCCCTGATGCAAACACAGCCCTTTTGGAAGTATCGAAGCACTTTGAAGAAGGGGCGGCGAAGTACGGGGAACATAACTGGCAGAAAGGGATCCCTGAAAGCAGCTACATAGATTCTGCCGTGCGGCACTATCTAAAATGGCAGCGGGGCGATGATGACGAACGGCATGACAGGGCTTTTGTCTGGAACATCATGTGCCTGATCTGGACACATGAACATATAACATGCAGCCCATCGTCATGGTCTCCGCTGATTGACGGCGCACCAGCGGCGAAGCTAGAAAAGCACGGGAAATGTGTGGAAACGTCGTGCTATTACAATAACGATTGTGCCTGCACAGCACCGATGGCAATGATCGTGGACGAAACTGCGGGCAAGGAATGCCCGAATTACAGCGAGGACTAAGCCATGGCCGAGCGTAGGATGTTTACACAAAAAATAGTGGACAGCGATGCGTTTTTGGATATGCCGCTTTCGACCCAGGCACTGTATTTCCATTTGAATATGCGGGCGGATGATGATGGCTTCGTCAACAACCCCAAGAAGATCCAGCGGATGATTTGTGCGTCTGACGATGACCTGAAACTGCTGATTGCAAAACGGTTTTTACTGGCGTTTGAAAGCGGTGTCGTGGTGATAAAACATTGGCGGATGCACAATCTTCTTCGGAAAGACAGATACAATCCAACACAGTACCAGGAATACATGAATCAACTCTTGCTGAAGGATAATGGGGCGTACACTGAAACTGTTGAAATTACAGCGATTCCAGAGCCTGGCAACCAGATGGCAACCACTTGGCAACCAGATGACAACCAGATGGCAACACAGGATAGTATAGGTAAGGATAGTATAGTAAAGGATAATAATATTATAAATAATACTATGTGCAATTCTGCAGAGCCTGACCATGCAAAATCGCCATCAAAAAAAGACATTGATACACTGTTTGAAGCAGTTTGGAAACTATATCCAAACAAAAAAGGCAAAGGACAGGTATCTGATGCCAAGAAAAAACGGCTTTTTGAAGTCGGATATGACGAACTGGCAAGAGCAATAGACCGATACAAGAAAGATCTACAGAGGGATGCGGACTGGAGAAAGCCGCAGAACGGCTCTACGTTCTTTAATAGCGGTTTTATTGACTATCTGGATAAGAATTACGAAGAACCGCCAAAAGTCGCTGTATCATCAAATAAAACGGCTACAGAGCTATCCCAGTTCTACGATATGGCCGCAGAATGGGCGGAAGGGGGAAGTCAGGATGGATAAAAAGGAATTTGGGCTGTTTGCAGCAGCCCTGAAAACATATTACCCCTGGGAACAGCTATTACCGAATCAGCAGGCCATGGAACTGTGGTACAGGGAACTGCGTGACATTCCGTACCAGGTAGCAGAAACGGCACTGCGGAAATGGGTGGCGATCAGTAAGTGGCCGCCATCCATCGCAGAAATCCGTCTGCAGGCAGCAACGATCCAGTCCGGCGAGATCCCATCATGGGCGGACGGCTGGGACGAATGCTGCAGGAAAATCGGAAAATATGGCGGAAACCGGGCGGCCGAAGCCATCGCAGAAATGTCCGAAATCACGGCGGAAACGGTCAAACGGCTGGGATTCAGGAATCTGTGTGTATCGGAAAATCCGGCGGCAGACAGGGCTAATTTCAGGATCATCTATGAACAGATTGCCGAACAGAAAAAAACGTCCATGCAGATCCCGGAGACATTGAAAATACAGGTCGACAGCATACGGAAGGGGGTAGAGCATGACGAGAGCGAAAGATTACCTGAAACAGATTGAGAAATTGGACGCCATGATCCGTAACAAATGGGCAGAAATTGAAATCTGGAAAGGTGTTGCAGCAGGGAGCACAGCGCAGGCCGAGGGAGAGCGGGTGCAAGCCACAGGCAGCAAACAGAAGATGGAAAAAGCCGTTGTGGAATACGTGGATTTGGAAAATGAAATCAAATGCGAGATCAAGGAATTGGCGAGAAAAAAGCGTGAGATCATCCATACCATTGAACCGTTACCAACGGCAGAATACAACGTGTTATTCCAAATTTACGTCTGTTACCAGGAATTCTGGCAAGTGGCGGAGAAGTACAAAAAATCATACAGCTGGGCGACGTCGGCACATGGCCGGGCGTTGGCGAAGGTGCAAAAGATACTGGACGAAAGGGAAGCACATGAAGCGAGTCAAGAAACCGAAAACGAAGGATCCGAAGTAAACCCTTAGCGAAAAGCAAATACAGAAGGTCAAAAACAAAGTGACGGATGAAATCGTCAAAAAAACGCTATTGCTGTTCCTGTCTGCTACGGTTGACGAAGTGGGTTTGACAGACGATCAGGTCTGTGCAATTTGGAAAACAGCCAACCGATACGGCGAATACATAGACCAGCATTTGGTCAAAATTCAGCTGGTGCAGGAGACCATCGAAAAAGGAACGGGGATCAAGTTCAAGGAGATGTGGTAGCTATGAAAATTAACGTATGCCGGGGATGTGCTGACCGTTCTGTCAACCTGGAAACCGGTGAAACCTGCCACGCATCTTGTGAGCGGTACGCAAACGAACGGCGAGAACTGGACAAATTCAACGAACTGCAGCGAGCAGAGCGGAAAAAACGGATTGATTTCATCGGTTACGAATGTGACAAGGCATTGCGGTTAAGCGACCCCAAGGAGTTACAGAAAAAGCACAGGAAAGGGGAGAAGAAATGAAGATTAAACTGGATGATAAGCACTATTTGAAAGGCGATCAGTTTTCCTGCTGGATCACCACAGAATCAGTCAACAAGGAGACCGGGAAACTGCGGGAAAACCGGGTTTCAGGATATTATGGAACGGTACAAGAAGCCGTCGGAAGCTACATTGACCGGAAAATCATGTCATCCGAAGCAGAGAGCCTGAAGGAGCTGATGGCAGAAGTTGAAGCATTAAAAGAGACGGTCAAAGGCTGGGAGATTGCGCTGGAAGTGGATGGTGCAAAATGAGAACAATAAAAGGGTATATATCTGCAAATGGCCCTGTCCGCATATTTGATTTTGAAGTTGAGGATGATGCTTCGGATGACGAAATTGCGGATGCTTGTTGGAAAGCTGGATGCAATTATATAGACTGCTGGTGGGAGGAGGATGCAAAGTGACACATGAAATCAAGATTTTACCAGATTATTTCGATGCTGCGATATGCGGAGCAAAACGGTTCGAGCTGCGTAAAAATGATCGCAATTACAAACCGGGGGATATTGTGATACTGTGTGAATGGGACGGAGATTCGTACACAGGCAACGAAATAGAGGTGGCCATCACATATGTGTTAAAAGATTGCCCTGAATATGGTCTGGAAAAAGGATATTGCATTTTTGGATGGTAGAAAGAAAGTGAAAAATGAATAACGAAAATTATTGCCACGACTGTGACAGAAGCATTTATGGAGAATTTCCGAGTTGCGATGTAAACATTGAAAACAACGGAAAATATACCAAGCAAGGCAAGTGCTATTGTAAAATTACGGATGGGAAAATGGCCGAGAAATATCCATGGCAAGAGGATGGTGCAAAATGATTGTATGGCGAAAGGAAAAGTGTTGTTTTGACTGCAAATATTGTTATGTCGAAGAAAATTATCACCGTAGAAGTGAACGGAGATGGTGCACAAGACATCCTGAATGGATAGAAGTTGACCTAAGTGGGCACCTGCATTGGTGTGGAGAATGGAAGGAGAGGAAAACATGGTAAGACACATGACGATTGATGAAGCTATTAGATATTTAGAGCATTCATCGCATGAAATGTTAAATCCTAGCATTGAAGGGTATGTCAACCCGAGTGCTGGCGGCGTACATGTAGATGACGGGTACGCCAAACTTATTGCACAGGCACAGGCGGTAGGCGCTGAAGCGTTAAAACGGTATGAAAAAGAATTGGTCGAAGTGAAACCCCAAAAGATATACATATCCGGGAAAATGAAGGGGTTAACGCAGGAGCAAATCGACCTGAATTTTGGCAAAGCTGAACATATTTTACACACGAATGGGTATGACACTATAAACCCTAGTAAAATCCATATCGAGGGCTTGGAGTATGAAGAGCTGTTACAGGTTGATTTCAGACTGATTGATCTGTGCGACGGGATCCTTGTGCAGGATAATTGGACAGACAGCGAGGGGGCAGCCCGAGAAAAGGCGTATGCTATGGCTACAGGGAAACCGGTTTACAGAATGACCGTTGGCGGAAAAATTTACAAAGAGGTGTAAAAATGGATAGAATCGAAAGAATCAAAAGGAATACGGTATACAGGCATTTCAAGGGCGAAAGGTACATTGTGCTGGATTTCGCACGGCACACGGAAACCGACGAAGTGTACGTTGTCTATTCCGATCTGGCGTATGAACAGACATGGATCAGACCGCTGGATATGTTCGCGTCCGAGGTTGACCATGAAAAATACCCAGGCATAAAACAGAAATGGAGATTTGAAGAGGTGAAGGACGATGTTATACATGGCGGTGACTGCGGATGCGTTGGATTCGTGAAGGTGGAAGAATGAGGTAGAACATGACGAACTTTGAGAAACGGAAAGATGAACCATTTGAAGAACTGCGAAGCTGCGAAAGCTGCGATTTTGACAACAAGGGTATAAACGAACATCCTTGCGTGGAATGTTCGGAAAGGTACGAACTTAAATTTAAACCAAAACAGCCCAAAACCCGACAATCGGAATTCCTGAAAATATTCCCGAATGCGGAGCTGGAAGAAGGGGCACTGATGATTGCACCGTGTATAGTGGATTCAACGGTGAAAACGGATGTGTGCGAGATAAATCTGATTATGTGCGAGGAGTGTGCAAAAAAATACTGGTCAACGGAAATTGAATAAGATTGTACTAAAATGCAAACAAATGCAAAAAGTTAGCGGTTTCTATAAAAAACTGTAATAAATTGCAAAAGTTTGTATAACATTTGGCTAGATTTCTATGATACAGTTAAAATGCAAACGAAGCAAAGGTGTGAGTCATTTTTAAGACATTGTTACGGTAAGGCATTGTTTACTCTCTTTAGTATCTTGTGTGAAACGAACATGAAAAGGCTGGGTTATCCCGGCTTTTTCTATTTTTTGGAAAGGTGGTGTTGCAGGATGGCGAAGTTGACGGCAAAACAGCAGCGTTTCGTGGATGAATACCTGATCGACCTGAACGCAACACAGGCCGCAATCAGGGCAGGATATAAAAAGTCCGAGTACACAGACACGAACGCGAACAAGCTACTAGGAAATACTAGAATCGCAGAAGCGATTGATATGGCGATGGCCGAACGATCCAAGCGAACCGGTATAAATCAAGACAGAGTTCTGCAAGAGATCGCAAAGCTGGCGTTGGTCAACATTGATGACGTGGTAGACCTGCAAACCGGTAGGGTTCGCCCGACGGCCAGCAAGGAAGACCTGGCCTGCATCCAGTCCATCAAAATCAAACCGACGGAGTTTGGAGAGGAACGAGAGATCAAGTTTTATGACAAAAAAGGCAGCCTGGAACTGGCGGGCAAGCATTTGGGAATGTTCAAAGACAAAGTTGATTTGGACGTTGACATGGATCTGAACATCAATATTGATTATGGAGATGAAAGCGATGAAGAATAAGACCGTTCATATATTAGGCACATTGTATACGATATATTTTGATATTCCAGAAGAAGAAATGCCGGACGGTGCAGATGGTTGTATGGATCAAAGTGTTCATGCGATTAAAATAATACAGCTTGGAATTGATAGAAATACATTGCAAGACATAGAGACATACAAAAAGAAAATATTACGCCATGAAATTATTCATGCGTTTTTGTATGAATCCGGTTTATGGGGTAATAGCGGGGGAGTGATGGCATGGGCACAAAGCGAAGAAATTACAGACTGGATGGCGATTCAGCTTCCCAAACTTTTTCAAGCGTTTAAGGAAGCTGATTGTCTATGAACGTAGAACTTAAAGCTAACCGGTGTTTTAAAGAAGTTGACAGGTCGAAAAAACGTTACATAATCATGAAAGGATCGGCCGGATCGGGGAAAAGTATGGATACGGCGCAGCATTATATATTGCGTCTGATGAGCGATCCAGGTCGAAATCTTGTATGCGTCCGCAAAGCTGACGTTACTAACCGAGATAGCACTTTTGCAGAGCTGCAGAGTGCTATTTTTCGTATGTTCGGAGAATCGTACAAACATTATTGGAAAATCAACGCCAGCAACATGATTGTAGAATGCAAGGCAAATCATAATCAGATTATTTTCAGAGGAACCAACGACGATCGGCAGCGGGAAAAGCTGAAGTCGATCACGTTCAAACGCGGAAAACTGACGGACGTCTGGATCGAGGAGGCTA